CGGCACCAACGATAATGTTGGTCGATGTACCACGAGTATATGCCATATTTTTCACCTCTACTTTCAATAGAATCTATATGAAGTTTTTGGCGGGTTTCCTCACCACAATTATAACAGTATTTTTTAGTTATAGTATGTCTGGGCTGAGTGATAATCGTACTCAATAATGAGTTTATTTGAATATACCGTCCTAGCAGAGGCTAGTTCTAAAATATCCCTAGTTTCATCTGCTTGATATACACGGCTATTATGAAAAAACACATTGCGTCCACCAGGAAATGCTTCTGGGTGTTCTCCAACCCATTTATTTAAATCTTGGGCTGATGCATCTTCACGATCCATACAGTCTGTAATAATTCTATGGGCATCAGATACTTTGCTTAGGTCTGTGCAATATAAATAATATATTAATTGCTCACGTTTTCTTGGATAGAATGGACCTACTCTAAACCTTACAAGTCTTTCATATTGGATTAATAATGGGTCGCCAACTCCTGGTGCACCTATATAGTTTTTAAATACATCTTCAATATTAGTAGGGCTAGTAGGAAAGATTGGAATCATTTGTTCATACCCGCTTAAAATACCAAAATCTGTAAGTTGGGCGTTTATGTACTTATTTACATAATATGGAGGAAAGGCTGTGTCATTTACTGTAAACATAGTACTATTCTACCTCAACCTTTGCGTTTGCTATCCATTTAAATCCAGTGCTGACTCCAACACTTTTACCACCCTTGGCTCCAGCAGCAAAATTCTTTTTGTATATTCTAGGATTTTGAATATAGTCAAATATTCCGCTTGCTCTTAAAAATCCTTGAGTAAAATAGTTTCTCATAAACTCATCAAAAGTTCTTTCAAAAGATCCTTGCACATCTTCTCCTCCAGGATTACGAACATTTACTGGTCTACGTGTAAATATTTCTTGACCTCCTGCGGTAAAACGAAGTGCTGATCTTTTTGGTTTGATTAGAACTGGAATACCGTTTTCCATAATATAAGCCTTGTTATAAAAAGGAACTGTGCCATCTTCTTTTATTGTTCTTGATTGTTTAAACTTAGAATTTAATGTCAAACCAACATTACTTACTGTGTAGTTAATATCAAATAATCTTGCAGATGGGCTACCTACCTGATACCACTCATAAACATGGTGAAGGGCAGATGGATTTGCTCTTGCTTCTACATCAACATATCTGCTTAATGCATAAACAACACCCTTACCCATATTATCTAAAAATATTTTTTTACCTTTTTGTGCACCATCAATAAATCCAGTAGAGTACTGAACAATATTCATTATTTGTTTTTCAAAATTATTGGTGTTTAAAGATACTCTCATTAGTCTTGAACATCCTGATTCTCAGACCTGCGCCATAACATTTTATAATATTCTATATCATTAAATGGACCAATAAAAGGTTCTAGCGTTCCAATTTCATATATTGTTCCCCTACCTGCTCTTGGACCAGCAGTTTCTTTATAGATAAGTAAGTCATTGCTACTACGAATATTAGTAATTAATATATTAGTTTCTGCATTTAATTGATCAGTACTGGATATTCTTAAATCAGACTTTGTTCTTGCTACTAGTTTATCTTTGTATTGTAAAAATACTTCGGGCTTGATTTCTTCTGTACCCGCACCACCAACTGGGGTTGCATTACAGGTTACAGTTCTATCAAAAACCCAATTTTTATTTGGCTGTCCATATTGATTTTGACTAATAATTGGATAGTAGATATCTGCTTTCATTGGGTATAAAAAATCTACTTCGCAGGCATCCATTATAAAACTCCTGGAGTACCAAAATTTGTAATATACTTTTCTAGGATTTTATCTACTAAAATATTTCCAGTGCCATCTAAAGCGGATTTATCAATCTGAATCTTATATTGATCAGTAGAGTAGTTAGTAATGTATCTCTTATGGTATTCCATTCTTCCGCATTTAATATCATCAATAAGCATTAATGTTGCGTCATAAATATCATAAGGAACAACCTTATATCCCGTTTCTAGTGAAAACAAATAGTTAAATGTTTGTGGAAATGTAACACCTGGTTTTACTGCCAATGTCACGGGGCTGTCTTCTGTATCGTATAAATATATTGAGTCTGACTCTCCAAGTGGTACACCTTGTGGTGTTCCAATTTGTCTAATATAAGAGTCTGTCATTTGCTGAGTCCACTCTTTAATTATTGAAGTTTTATCTTTTGTTAATAAATAATTCCATTGTCCATCGCCTTGTGCTTGTGGACTATCATTATAATCCCAGACAAGTTCATTGTTTTCATATGCCTTTAAGATTTTATAAACACGATCCCAGATAGGCATATAATCTGAACCGTTTCCATTTGTCTCATACCAAGAACGCTCATAATAAAATCCGCCAGGAACTATTGAATCAATAATTGCTCTTGCTAAACCTTCCCACTGAGTATATTTAGATATCTCTGTGGCAGTACCATCTCCATATGTTTGCGCTAACTTTGTTGGATCTGCGTATGGTCGCATAATTTCTAGATTATCTTCAACAACTATGTCTGCTTGTTCACCATCAACTGATTCGTAAATTGCTAAATAATATGACTCATCGTATGAGTTAAAAAGTGAAGGAAGCGTATACTCTATTTTTGCACTGGCGGTTGATGTAATAGTCTCTTCTACCTCTACTACATTTCTAGAACTATCTTGAATAATTAATATATAGTCAGTATCTGGCAGTGGAACATCATAAGATATTGAAAGTGGATATGGTGGTAAGCGTAGTATTTGCATTAAATTTTACCGTAGTGTTTGGCTACCTCTTGCGGTGTTGCTTCACGCACAGATTTCTTTGTTAGCCACTTAACGGATGCCTCCTTTGTTACAATATTATAACCTTTTGTAAGGCTCCCCACACCACTCCAAAAAATATTACCTTTTGAAAAAACTGCCACTTTATCTTTGGCAGATTCTGCTCTTGCTTTCTTTTCTGCTATATCATCTTCTCTTGGAATAAAAGGTAAAATTGCTTCTAAAAGTTCTTTTTCAGTATTTGATCCAACTATATCAATATTATTTTTTTCAGCATACTCTTGTAGTTCAGCAATGCTTTTCTTTGAAAATTCTTCTATTACTTCTTTTGTTGTTGACATAATTCCTCCACTGCTATTATATCAGAATTGACTATTTATATAAAGTTTGTGGTTTTCTAATACCCGCTGGAGTTCCGCTTATTATTATATTTTCTCCAAAATTTGCTGTAGGAATACATCCCATAGCAAATCTTTCTGTAATAATTCCATTTGGTCCACTAATAACAGTTCCTATGCCTCCAGCAGCAATTGCTCCATCACCACTATGTTGATGTGGAACTGTTGGACTTCCTGGATATGACATTTAATCTCCTAATGAATAAGGAGGGCAGTTTTTACGCTGCCCTCCCTATATTAATAGTTTTTACAAACTATGCGGTTGGGTCAACTGCTGCATCTGCATAAGCAACTGCATCTAGTTCTTCCCATTGGATACCAAAGCGTACAAATACTGTGTACTCAATTGTATCTTTCTTTGGCTTGTACTCACGGTTTACAGTAATATCTCTCTGGAAACCCCATACACGGTTAGCAGGGAATGTCAAGTCGACATAGTCTGCTGGGTAGTAAGGTACTTCCATAACATCAATTCCTAGAACACGAGTTGTACGTGCTCCACCGAATGTCTGTCCAACGCCGTCTAGGTATGACTGACGGTTACGCTCTGTACCACCAGTACGTGGTGCAAACGCTTCAGCAATAGCATCAGCGAGTGTACCGTTGTTCTTGACGATACCAGCAAAAGCATCAGTACCTGCGTAGAACTTTAGGTTCTGCTTTAGGGCACGATACTTACGTGGCATTGCAAGGATAATATCCTGCATTACCTCTGTTGTCCAGTTGTTGTCTGTTACTGTAACGGATGCCTCATGTGCATCTCCGTCGTTTTCAACCTTGTAAACAAAACCTTCCATGATTGAAAGGAAGTTTCCGGTTGTACCATCGCCATTAATAGCAAGGTCTTCAATATCATTAGCAAATGCATTGGTCATCAAGCGAACTAGATGATCTTCCAACGCACCTCCTTCAATATTGTCTTCTAGTGCTTCAGTTGATACTTCCCAATCAAGACGAATCTTCTTGGTTGTAAGTTCTACTTTAGTAAATGTTGCACCAGCGTTTGTATAATCATTGCTTGCTTGTGCAGCAGCACGGATTACACGCTCACCAACGTTAACTTTCTCAAGTTCCATGGTGTTTGCTCGCATTGTAACTCTACGACCATCTTTGGCGAGAACTGTTGCATCCCACACGTAGTCGATGAAGCGGCGAGCCTGCTCAGGAAGTAGGATACCACCTGGTGTACCAGTAGGATTTACTGCGTTTGCGCCAGTTGTAGAACCCCATTCAGGAGTAG